TTCTCCAGTTCATTAATCTCTTTAATCAGAGAATAATATTCAGGCGAACCGACTGCAGTAATAGACAATTCAGCTTGTTTCTTTGAAAGCTTGTCCTGAATATCTTTCAACGAGCCTTCAGCCGGTTTCTTGTCAATTCCTAAAGTGAACTTGATTTCTTTTTCTTTCTTAGTCAAATCATCAATCTGTTTCCTAAGTTCAGCAATCATGTTCAAATCATTAGGATCTGTCAACTGAAGTTTTGTATTAGCCTCGCTTAATTTATTTTGAATATCTTTCAACGAACCTTCAGCGGGTTTCGTGTCTAATCCTAAAACAAATTTAAGTTCTTTCTCTTGTTTAGTCAGGTCTTTAATCTGCTTATTGATATAGTCTATTAGAGTCTTATCATTAGGATCGACCAAACTAAGTTTTTCCTTGAATGCAGATAACTTGTTCTGAATTCCTTTAAGCGAATTATCAACCTCTTTTGTATCAAATCCTAAACTGATTTCAATCTAATGTTTATCCTCTTCAAGTTTCTGTAACTCTGCTCTTAAATCTTTGACTTTAGTTTGTGCCTCGTCTGAAATAGTTTCCTTGATTTCAGTCTCAACTGTAACTTTTTTGTCTTGCAAAGAATTAATCTGTTCATTAAGACCTAAAATCTAATCCTGCTTCTGCTTGTCTATATCAGGTGTTATCTTGACAGAAATCTCTTCTTTTCTACTCTATAAAGCATTAATTTCATCATCTATCTCTTTGATTCTCTTTAATTTAGAATCATCAACCGTCACGTCAACCTGTACTTCAAGTTCTTTTTCCTGGTCTTTTAGAGATTGAATCTGTTCATCAATAGCTTGAATTTCAGCTACTTTATCTTTATCATACTGAGCTTCAATATCAAGTTGAATAGTTTTCTTTCTGTCTTCAAGTCCTGATAACTGAGAATCGATTTCAGCATCAATTTTATCAATGTCTGTCTCAATTTCAGTTTCGGTTTCAGCTTCTATATGAATGGTTTTTTGTTTGTCTTTAAGGTCCTCAATCTGTTTATCGATTTCCTCTAACTCTTTCAATTTAGAAACATCAACATCTGCTTTAAGCTTGAATTCGATTTCCTCTTTCTTGGACTGCAGTTCATCAATCTGTTTCTGGACTTTTTCAAGTTCAGCCAATCTCTTTTCATCAAAATCAGTCTGAAGTTTGACTTTAAGCTCTGCCTCTTTGCCGTGTAACTGGTCAATCTGTTCGTTGATAGACTTAATCTATTTTACTGATTCTTCATCAAATTCAGTGTCTATTCTAACCTGGATTTCCTATTCTTTGTCTTTAAGAGAATTTATTTCTTCCTCTATTTCTCTTAAACGCTCAAATTTGGCTTCTGGGAGCTCCGTATCGACTTTTATTGTCAAATTAGTAGAAACGTCTTCCAGACCAGATAAAGCTTCCTGTGTCGAGTCTATTGCGTCCGTATCAGATTTAACTGTAACATCTATCTCTGCTTTCTCTTTCTCAAGTTCCTTAATCTGATTCTGAATATCAGATAAGTCCTTAATAAGATTGTCTGGATCTCGTTCTTGGAGAGTGACAGTCAATTCTGATTCTTTGTCCTTTATTTCAGATATTTCTTTTAGGAAACCGTTAGGATCCTCTTTCTTAATCTCTATTCTTGCGGTGTGAATCTAAGAGTCTATTTCCTAAAGTTCCTATGTCAACTTTTCAGGGTCTTCTGCATCAATCTTAACCTGTATGTCAGAAATAGATTTAGTCAAAGTCTCTAATTGAGACATTAAGTTTTTAGGATCATCAGCTTTAATCTTAGCCTCAATCTCAAGCTAATTTCCTAAAATTACAGATAATTGTTTAAGAGCTCCTTTGACATCAACTTCAAGCTGCAGTTCAATTTTCTTTTCTTTGATCTATCTCTCTAAATCATCAACCTGTTTCTTATAATCGTCTGGAGTAATCTTGATTAAACCACCTTTATATTTTCTCTGTAACTCAGAAAGTTTTTGTTCCAAATCTTCAAGAGAACCAGCGGCATAAGTCTTGGTTTTTGTCGATGTTGCTTTTGTTGCTTTACCGCCTTTAGAACCTTTTCCGCCTCCAGTAGGTGTTGTTGTAATAGTCTCTGTATCTGTTTCTGAAACAGTCTCAAACTTAACTTTTGGTGTTTCAACCTTTGTTGTAGACAGACCTAACCATTTCAAGAAATCATTCCATAAAGACTTGATTTTCGCAATCGCTTTCAGAACAATGTCAACAGCCTTATTGAAAATCTTTGTTACGTTTCTGACAAGAGCATTATTACCAACTGCATTAATCAGATTAGCCCATCCTTTCCTGAAATAATCAAGACCGTTTCTGACTGAATCTTGGATATAAGGAATAAGCTTCTAAATAAGAGCATTACCAATCTTATTAATCCAGTTAAAGAATTCCAAGAACGGGTGTAATATCTTTCCAATAACCTGAATAGTCTTTGTCAAAACAACCACAAGCATCTCAAGGGCGTCGACAAGAGCCTTTATGACGGCAGACTGACCTAATTCAGCAAACAAAGTAGAGAATGCATTCTTTAATTTGTTCCATTTACCTTCAAGAGTATCAGCATTAGTTTCAGCCATCTGAAGTGCTGTACCGTGTTCCTGTAAAGCTGTATTCATCTGAGCAATCGTATCTCGATTCTTGATTAATGCTTCAGCTGCAACCAAGTTTCCTTGTCCGAATAATTTAACCTTATCTGCTGCTGAAAGATTAGCTGCTTCAAGATTTTTCAATGCCGGAATAAGACCGACAACAGAAGGTTTGAAATTCTGGTTTGTCTGTGCCTCTAACTTAACAAAAACAGCATTCAACTTTGTACCTGCAACTTCTGCAGAAGGAAATGATGTTGCCACACCTTCAATAGAAGCGATAAGCTCAGAAAAACTAATCTTAGCCAATTTAGCTGCAGCACCAGATTTATTCAAAGCATCAACCTGATATTGAATATCACCTGCACCTTTCTAAGCAGCAGTAGACATGACATCAATAATGTTTCCTGCTTCACTCGCTTCTAGTCCCATCTGATTCATGGAAGTTGTAATTGCTTTTGCAGCGTCTACTAGTTCCATTCCAGAAGCTTGTGCAAGAGTCATTGCCGCTTGAGTCACACCCTCTAATCCTTCTTTATCATCAAGTAACTGAGGAGCTTGAGAACCGATAAGCGTAAATGCATCCAAAATTTCACCTGCAGCTCTTGTTGTTCCTCTACTCATCTCAATAGCTGATTGAGTATACTCATCAAGAACTTCATCTGAAACACCTAAAAGTGCTTTTACGCCTTGCTGTGATTTCTGTAAATCTATATTCGATTTTGCTGCTCCAATTCCTACTGCAGCTATACCAGCAATAAGCAAGTTTAATCCTCCAGTTGCTGCTGTAACTTCAGCAACCAAACCACCTAAACTTGCCTTTAATCCACTAATTAATGGTCCTAAATTCTTAATTGCAGTTCCTGCATTTAAAACTCCTTGTGCGAATCCTGAGAAATCACCTGAGCGTAAAGCATTCGCCAGTCCTGATAGAGAACCGGTACACTGGTTTATCTGACCCTAAAATGATTTAAGATCTTTGCTTGCTTTCTCTGATTGTTTAGCTGAGTTTTTAATTGAATTAGTTACATTGTTCAAAGGTCCAGATAAGTTATCCTTTAACTCCGCACGTAAAGTATACAACGAACTTCCTGCCATTTTTATTAGTTGTTATGTTTGTTATATTTATTAGTCTATAAATTTCCACCTATATCCATGATGTGTATGGCATTTCCCTCTTAAAACATGAGAAATATTACTACGACTAAATCCATCTTTTTCTGCATCAATTAAACCATCATAAACCTTTAATAATTCTCCTGCTAAACTATATCGACCAACTTTCTTTTTATATTTTAAAGATCTTCTAATTACACTAGTACCATAAGTATTATTATACTGGCTTGTACACCATTCAAGGTTATCAACACAATTGTTTAATTTATTTTCATCTTTATGATTTACTTCAGGTAAGTTATAAGGATTTGGTATAAATGCTTTTGCAACTAATCTATGAATCCTAACTAATTTTCTAATATTACCATTTAATAAAACAACAGAATAATAACCATTATATATAGCAGGTTTTAAAAACCGTTCTTTTCCAAATTTCAAACTTAAAACTCTACCTAAATTACTTACATAATAATCTGGAAACTCTTCAATCCTTACAAATATTTCATCTTCCATCTTAAATTCAATTTTTCTTATTATATGATTGATTATCAAAAAGTTTTTGAAATTAAAATGGGAATCAAAATTGATTCCCATTTTTCTATTCATCTATAAGGATTTTCTCAAACTTATCCCTAAATCGTTTAGCTCTTTCAATATCCTATTCAGTGTCTACTTTATGTATTGATTTCTAGTTCGCTTCTTTATCCCATGGAAACTACATTATATCTGTTGGTGATAACTTCTTTCTGGACTAAGTTTGTGCGATAATATAACCAAGAATTCTAGACATCTCCTTATTTGTATAGTCTGAATACTCAAGATTATCATACAAAATATAAAGTTCATATTCTGTTAGATGATCCATAAAATATTCAAGAGTAACAAGTTTAAACTGAACAACTAAGACCCGAAGTGCCTCATGCATTAAACAGTTTTGCTTCGGGTCGAACGAGCTTTTTTTGGTGTTTTAGCCTCAACCTCTTTTGCGTGTTTCTCAGTAACTTTGTTCTAAGCCTCTAAAACGTCTTTAAGCCAATTTGTAAATTCTACTGACTTTTCTGGATTATCATCTAGCCAGTCAATAAAATCATCATAAGTAATGTCTTTTGTCTCAGAGTTAGCGAGAACAATAGAATAGAATAATACCAAAATTTCCTTCAATGACTGAGGAACTGTAAGCGTTTCACCCATTATCTCTTCATAGATAATAAGAGCTCTAAATGAATATTTAAGAGTAATCTCCTAATCCTTAATAATAACCTTCATTTTACAACTAATTAATTTTTATATTTATATCAAATAAAAAAGGGTAAGTTTTCACCTACCCTTTATTCATTATGTTAATTTAATCAATTAACCGTTGGTGCCACCTGTGAATGTACCATTAAGGTGTATAATTTTATAAATAAGCAAATTTATAACCATGATGTTGATTTCGTTTACCTTTACAAACAGCACTAACCGTAGAATGTTTAAAGCCATCTCTTTCTGAATCAATTATTCCATCATATTCCTTTACAAATTCTCCTGATAAAGTATAACAAGCAACTCTTCGTTTATTTTTATTAGCCCATCTTATTTTAGCTGTTCCATAATTACTATTATATTGCCATGTACACCATTCAAGGTTATCAACACAGTTATTTAATTTGTTTTCGTCTTTATGGTTTACACAAGGCAAGTTATTAGGATTTGATATAAATGTTTTTGCAACTAATCTATGAATTTTAAAACTTTTCTTTTTTCCCTTTTTATTTAAAGTTACATAATAATAACCGTCTTTTCCAATTCTCACTTTCAAAAATCTCTCTTTTTTTCCTTTTAAACTTAAAACTCTACCTAAATTACTAACATAATACTTAGGATAATCTTCAATCCTTACAAATACTTCTTCCATCTTGAATTCATTAAGTTTTAGATTTATATAAAAATATGAGGAAAAGTCTTTATAAACCTTTCCTCATTTAAACTTAATGAATTCAAATTAGAATCAACCCTAGACTGCAGGCCACTCACCGTTAGATGCATCAACAATACTGTTCTTCTGCTCAAGAGCACCTTGACCAGTAAGAGTACAGCTGTAAGTTGCCATTTCACCGGTATTAGCTGTAACTGCAAGATTAGTTACAACAGCCTTGCCCTGATAGTAAATATCACCAGTTGAAGGATCCCAGTTTTCTTTAACGTCGATGATACCGTTAGGATCATACTCATTTGCATGAGCAAATACAACAGTAACGGGTTTGCCAGTCAAATATACATCATAAAGAACATCAAAATACTTGTCAGTATAAAGATTCTCAGTGCTGATTTCCCAGGTTCTAGCACCTGCAATCTGAGCGCCCCAATAACCATGGTCCTTGCTGGAAATATCCTGCATAGTAGTGCTCAGGGTCAAAGAATGTGAAGTAGCATATGCGATTGACTTGTTGTCAATAAAGAGCATTAATTCGTCGCCCTTAACAATTGGTAAACTTGTGTAAGCCATAATTAATTATGTGTTTAATTTTGTTTATGTTTTCTGTTATTATTTATTTCAGATATAATAGAATTTTTCAAATAGCATCAATGTCAAATGAAATCCTCTGAATGAATGTATCTTCATTAAAGTCTTCAGAGACCTCATCGACCTTTATGTCCCTAATCCAAATATCTTCATCCCTATATCTTTTTCCTTCAAGAATATCTCTTACAAGACATAAAAGGTCTATCGATTCTGGATAGTTGTCACATATAATCGTTATCTCTACAGCGAGAATATTCTAATATATTCCGTCTTTTGTGTAATTCACTTTCGCACTTGTCCTTTGGTAAACAACAAACGGAAAGGAGGTCTCTGCATTTGCTATCAAAGGAAATGTCTTTGACTGTCCTACCATCTTGTTATATCTCTCGTCTTCAACAAGAAATTGTCTTATGTATTTTCCTATCTTCAATGTATTGTCCATAATAATCAATATTGTTTTTTGATAATCATTTTTTCAATTTCCTTATCAAGCTAATCTGAAACTTTGTTCATCGCTTTAGGCAATATCTGATCCAGACCTCTCATATAAGAATATTTGTCCTAAATTTTTCCTCTGTAATGACCTTTAATACGCTCTTTTGTTCCTCTTTCAAAAAACCTGGCGCGATATGTACCTGATGTTTTATTTCTTGTACCTGCATTATGCACCTCGAAATAAGTTGTCTGATTGTCCTAAACTTTGACCTTTCCTAAAATTGCATCTATCATTCTGTCAGAATATTTAGGATTTCTTGATGCTGCTTTAGGTAAAGCTCTCTTGAATCTTTTTCTTCCTTCAGACTTAACCATATTCATTCCTTTTCTCATGGCTCTTTTCTCGATTCCAAACCAATCCTTAGCTGTGAATCTTTGTAGAACAGGAGTAGCGTTTTCATAAACATTAAATCCGACCTCCATAATATATGTTGTTAATTTTGAATAGGTTGAATAAGATATGACAAATCCATTGGAACTTCCCATGTTATTGAAGCAAACATCATTTGATATTCATCAACAAATTCTTCTTCTACATACACAACCTTAATTGTCGACCTAACTTCTTCATTCCATGTATAAGAACCAAATAAACCTTTTATGTGAATCCAATTTATATGACCATATATTTTCATTGAAACAAGTGAATAAGTATTGTCAAAAGCTCCATAATTTATTTCTAAATCAAGAGGTGGAACTTTTACTCTAACGCTTTTTACGGTATCAGGAATAACAACAGATATAATATCTGTTCCGTTAAATGCATTGTCGCTTATGCCTATCACTTTCATATTAAGACCATTGTATTCAAATCTTCCAGGAATTACAATATTACCTGAATAAGATAATCCTGGAAAGTTATCATCCATATTAGCTGCAACTACAATAACCTAATAATATGGTTCTCCATTATAATAAGAGTCTGGATAACCATCGCTAACAAAACACCATGATTCAGAGCCATCTGTTATGTAATATTCCAAACCATGATATACAAATGTTCTTCCACTTTCTGGTGTAAAGTCTGGATCTGGTTCTGGATCTGGTGTAGGTATAACCCCGTCTTCAATAGGCTTAACATCAATCGGAAAATCAAACGAATTTATAATCTCAACGGTTATAATCTTTCTCTGGTTTGGTCTGTCCGGTGATATGTTTATAATCCTGTAGAACTGGTCATAGAACTGAATTATGTCTGTGTCTTTTATGTCTTGATAAATCCTGACCTCAAACTACTTGTAGTTTGTATAGAATATCTCGTTATTGACTTCTGTCCTGGTTCCTTCCTTATCAAGATGTCTAGCCCTGCACCAGAACTTTTCTTTATACTGTATGTCCTGGTCTCCATATTCTGAAACGACATGTATCTCTTTGAGAACCCTTATTCTCTCGTTCAATAATCCTGCTGATATACCCATAATCCTAAAAATTAATTTTCAATCCAGTTATCTTTCTCAACTTCAACAACACCATTGTTTGCTTTTGAGAAATCATAAGATTTATGTTGTTGCAGAATGTATTCAAATCCAAGAGGAAGTTTAGTAGGTGAACCGTATGAAACTGCTTCTCTGTTTGCATAATAATGCCCTATCAAAAGAAGCTGAGCTTGTCTTAACCCACCTTTAAGCTCATCTTTTTCTTCATCGTATATGTCTGAAATGTCTTCTCTGTCAAGCGCGTCGAGAATGATGCTCTTCGTCACCTGAGCGAGATTCAACAAATAAAGGTCGTCGTCGGTGAAATGTTCATCTACGTTCACGTGTTTTTTTATCGTCTTTAGATCTAACATCTTATTAGGAAATAGTATTTGTTATATTTATTAAACAAAAACCTGGAAGACCCTTTCGAATCTTCCAGGAAAGAAATTATGAATATGACAAATTAGAATATAAGAAGATTAAGGATTAACCGTTTGAGCTGTCAATCAAGCTAGGTTCTTCAATCGAACCATAAGCAAGTACATTTTCGGTTTCACGGGTCTTAGCCCAGTCGAAATATGCATTGATTACCAAGCGGATAGCACCTTTACGAGCTTGGGTATATGGGTCAACGATTAAGTCAACATCGCCCCAAGAACCGAATACGATTGAATCGAATGCGCCGTAAGCATAGTTGGTTTCTGCTACATCTGAGGAAACCACGATTTCAGTTCCGTCTATAGTGCCGTTGTTAAGAACCAATTCATTAGTGAGAACTGATTTAGCCATATTTCTCAGAGCAGCTTTTGCGTGATTGCTCATCAAATATTTCTTCTCACCACCAATGTTGGAATCAGCTACATCAGCTTCCATATCGCAAAGGTCTTTGTAAGATTCGATGTCGGTTGCTGTCACACCGTAGAAAATTCCAGCGGGTTTGTAAGCAGTACCTGCTGCACTTCCTAAGAAGGTCTTCTGAACTTTTGCCATAAGAGCATTGTAAAGGTCTCTGCGAATCATGGACTCAACATTCAGAGTGTCCTGAGCAATTAACATCTTACTGATGTCAATGTAAGCGGTAATTCTCTTAGGTTTCAGAATAACTGAACTGAAGTCGTTCGAAGTGAATTCTGCATCTGCATTCTCGTATTCCCATTCTGCAGTACCACCAGCCATTGCAGGAACACGGATGTCACCCATTGGGAGGCCTGAGTACATGCGTACACCAAGTTTTCCAAAAACTGATTCAGCATATAAGGGCTCTAAGAAGTCCTTAGTCTCGGTTTCAACTACGTCGTCATGGAGACCAACGATAGTGTCTGTACCCTGAGTTTTGTTAACACCAACAATGTCCTGAGCAGCACGAAGCTCAACCTTATTGCTACCGTTTTCGATAGCTTCACGGATTTGCTGTTGAAGTAAAGTATGTTTCTTCATAACGTTATGTGTTTGTTTAATTTTATCGTTTATATTTATTTCTCTGTTTTCAGGATTTTCATTTTCCTGTTTGTCTTCAGATTTTTGTTCTGTTTCGGGATTATTCTCCTCTTCTGTCTCAGACTCATTCTGGACTGTTTCGGGCTCTTCTGAGCGCGTTTCTTCCGTCTGGTTGACTTCCTACTCATCTTGAGGATTCGCGTCATTCTGGACTTCCTGTGGAGTCTGAACCTCTTCTCTAACCTCGATGTTTTCGTTTTCGTTGTTCATATATGAATCGTTATTTTTTTCAAGTGCTGTTTTGGCCAGTTCGACACTTCTTGCAGAACATGAAGTTTGTTCGTATGCAGGATAGAACACACAAGCAACGTCATACAGACGTTCAAATTTTGTTATCTCTCTGCACAAAGTATTATCTTCCATGTACCATGTCTCACCGTCTTCCGGTAACGAGAAACAAAATGAACAAGAATCAATCTCACCTCTCTTGACATGTTGTAGAAGCTCTTCTCCTTTTACGGTTTCCGGACAATCAAATCTGAAATCAAGACCTGTTTCAGTTAGAGTTAAATCCAAATTTCCTTGTCCATATTTTCGTCTAGCCATTATATAATTCCGGTCATGATCCATATTTGCAACTATATCGGAATTATCGAGAATCTCTTGCGTCAAAGCAGTTCTTTGTATCTTCTCCTAAAAAGTACCTATCTGAGGTTCATATAAAGTTTTTGACCAAGAATCAAAAACAAGAGCAGTACCTGAAATAGTTCTACCTTCCAGTTTAGGAGCAATCTGTAAAAATGACCTGTATTGTTTCATGATATAATTATCAATCTATTTTCTTATTATTTATTATTGTTTTTATTCCTCTGACTCATTACTATCGCTAGTATTATCAGAATCATTATCAGAGTCCCCATTGCTTGTTATTGAATTTTGTGATATATCGGTATAAGCTATATTAAGTTCATCACCGCCTTCAACCTTATTGAATCCAAGACTAACCCTCGCTTCATTAACCGATATAATTCCACCTGCAACAAGCTTAGTGTAATACTCAGCAGAAGACTTCATATCTGTTCTCAACAATTCTCTTTCGTCTAAATCGATATAGACATTTCTTTCTGAAATAAGTTTCTTGTTAAACTCATTCTCTATGATAGTGATATAAGGAATCAATGTCTGTGTCAAAAACTGCAGGTTTGCAGCTTCTACAGAATTATAACTGCCGTGAGTTAAATCATAAAGCAATACAGGTGATATACCAAAATATCTTGCTATCTCCTGAATATTGAAAGTCCTTGTATCTATCAACTAAGCGTCTTTTGCAGTCTGTGAAATAGGTTCAAACCCTAAATCGAAAGGCAAGAACTTGTAATAGGTCTGTGAACCTGTCAAATTCTGGTTGATTGAATTAGCTGCTTGTTCTGCCTGTACTTTGTTCATCGGAGCTTTACCGTGAATAATGCCTTGAATATTAAGTCCTTTATTGTAATAATCTGCAGCTGCATTCTCAGTAGCCTTAGCCAGGTCGATAGCATTTTTAGCGACATGCAGAATAGAAAATCCTTCATAACCGTTCTTTGAATTCTTGTAGATATGAAGCATATTCTCAGGTTTAATAGGCTTGTTATTATTCACCCTAGAACAAAGGTAAAACAAATCGTTAGTAGTAGGATTATAGTTTACTGAAACTGAAGTAGATTCAAGATAACGTAAACTTGTGACTTTCTTACCGTTACGTTCTATATAAGCATAACCGTTTCCATAGCACAGAAGATCAACCATCATCATCTTAATCAGCATAAAACGTGTCATTTGTCCTCCGTTAAAAACATTGTTGAGATAATGCTCTTTGTCATTCTCACTGTTTCCAGTAGACTTGTCTTTTCTCTTAACATCGATAGGCATTAACGCTATAGAATTAGAAATCAGCTCTATAGCACACCAAATAGCTGAAAGACTTAAAGCTGATCTGTCATACTTTCCAGGCTTAACATAAAAACCTGAAATAGGCAGTTTTCCATCAAGCAAATCTTCAATAGCGGAATTTCTTGCTTCTCTCTTAATTTGTTCAGTATCAATAGTCTGAATCACTTCAGGCTATTTGTTTCTTTTAAATATACTCATGAGTTTTTAATGCTTTATTTCTAATTCTATTTATTTAATTCATTGTCACTAGGTCCATAATAATAGTCCTGGTCTTTTAACCAACCACCCAAAGCTTCCAAAATAGCTATAACACAGTCTATTTTCTTGTTCTAATCATCTTCAGCTTTTACAGGCTTGCAGTTATCGTTATGGTCGATTTTCAACTGACAATTTCCAAAACACCATCTTAGTACTACATTTGCATCTATGACAACCCTTCCTTCTCTCAACAACCTTTCAAACTCTTTTGTAGGAATATTGAAATTAGCAAGAGACTAGCTAAACTCATCCATTTCCAAACCTTCGTTTATCGCGTCTTTTGTGAATTGCGTGCTGTTCCAAGCGTCATAACTGTTTTTGATTATAACAAGATTTTGGTTTATCTGCAACAGGTCTTTCAGAATCTCGTCGTAATCTACCGCCTTAGATTTCGTGTCTCTTAAATGTCCAGCATTTATGCATCTCTGGTAAAAATCCCTGTTAGACGATTCCTGAATAGCTAATCCTGGAACATAAGGAATAACCTTGAAAACATATTTGTCAGGATTAATTTTCCTAAATTCATTAGGCGGAAACATCAAGCCTATTGCTGAAAGGTCAGATACAGAAGACAAGTCTATTCCTGTCCAACACTGCTCACCTTTGTAGTCATTCAAATTAACGATTTCCATAGAATCGTAAACCAAATGATCCGGCAACCAAGATTCAGCAGACTGGACATACATGTTAAAGTTCTTCGTCTTAACGTCAACCTCCAAATTTGGATTGCTCTTGCATTGGTCAATCCTGTCTTTCAGATAACGTTTAGTCACAGTGACATCAAGATTAGGGTTTGACTTAATCCAAACATTCTAGTCCTTGAAATCATCTCCTTCATCCAACGTGAATATCAATGCGAACAGAGAATCATTTTCCATAAGGTTCTCAAGAGAATCGATAGCGGCTTTTCTCCACTGAGTGACATGAGGACCGTAAAGATTGTAGTTAGCAGAAGTCAAAATGAATGAAAGAGGATTATGTCTCGCGCCTTGAGAAGACTAAAGAACATCATACAGTTTAGAATCCTTCTATGCAGCAGCTTCATCCATGAAAAAGACCTGTGCGCCGTAACCGTCAAGCGAAGCCGTTTCTGAAGCCAATACCTAAAAATAAGAATCATTCTTTGTAAACCTGAGTTTATTGATTGTAGGCTTCAGAAACTTGTGATTAGGATCCATCTTCTTCGCGAAATTAACAGCCATATCAAACAAAATCTTAGCCTGTGTCCTTGTCATTGCACAGCAATCAATCTCAACCTGTCCATCCGATTCACAAACCAAATGATAAAGAGCCAACACGGAACAAATAGCAGTCTTTCCTGCTTTACGTCCGATTTCCAAAATTGCATGCTGGCAAACCCTGTCATCAGTTCCTTTATAGTAAAAGCCGTAGATATTCGCTATAAAAAACTCCTGCCATGGACTTAAGATAAGAGGCTTGTTGTTAAAAGGTGACTGAAACTGTATCATATTACTGCAGAATTTCAGCACTTTATCAACCTTTTCCTTGTGAAATTCCAAATCTGGTCTATACAGAAAAACAAAAAACCGTTTAACTGCAAGCTGAATATAACGACATGCAGGAATCTAACCGCTTAAAACGTCTTCACCATATTTGTAATAAGCTGTGTTTTTAATATTTACATCTTCCATGATTTATTTATCGCATTACCAAACATAACAAAAATAGTTTGTAAATGTAAATTATTTACAAATACAAACTATTTTACATATATGACTTATTTCTGATTACATGAATTTGTTTTCAAATTCATCTTCTACGTCTGGATCTTCTTTCTGGTACATCTTCACCCTAGCCTTAGAAAGAACAGTCAAACCTGTCTTTGATAAAATGTTCTGAATAGCATTCTGACAATTCAGGAATAAAGAGACATTAGGATTTTTGGAAAGTCTTTCTCTAGAACCTGGCGATGTACAGCCATTCTTCTTCAAATCCTCATAAGCAGCATTCATAATCTCATAATTCTAAGCAAGCAAATCAAGGCTTGAAATCCATGCGGAATCAAACTCCGTGAAATTCCTTTCCATAGAATCTATTATAAGTTCCATAGTCTCAACAGTTTTTGGACTGTAATCCTTTTTGGAATATCTTTTTCTTAAATCAATTTTCATGGTTTTAATCTTCAATTTTGATATTTATCGAATTCTTCTTCTGTAATATATTTGAAAAAATGTTCTTTACATAACGGTTGTTTTCCTTGACAAACTTTATAAAAGTCTTAAACCCACAAAAGGCCTGAAAACTGAATTTGCGTTGAGAAAAGG